CGATCCGATTGTAAATAACGTCCGGGTCAAAAGAACCAAAGCCATCAAAAAGGTAAAGGTTCCAGTTAGCAAGGGTATCAAGAAAACTGTCTTCAAGTTCTTGTCTGTCATGTTCTCCTATGTGAAATGCTTTCCCAGCAGCTGTGGACATTAATCCAAGTGCGGTTCGTCTATTTGACTCTTCAAGTGCCAGGTACCCGACCCGTACTCCTTTGGTGAGTAGGTTAACTGCAAGTTGACGACAGAATGTGGACTTTCCCTGGCCAGATCCTGAAGTAATCGTTGTAAGTTCCTGGTATCTAATCCCGTGCAGTTTATCTTGTAGCCCTTTGAATGGGTATTCATGGTCAGCTGGTGGTATAGGTGTAGTAACTAATTCCTGAAGCGTTTTGCCCTCAATAATACCATCAGGTCGGTATGATTTAGCGTCCCATATAGCCTTTCGAATCGCTTCAGCATCGTTAGCTTGTAACGCCTCGCTGGGGTCATTATACCCCTCAAGCCTAGCGATCTTAACCTTGCCTGGTGGAAGGATGCTAGCTGCCTCCTCCGCTGCCTTACGACCTGGCTCATCGGAATCGAAAAAGAGTACGATTTCTTCATAGCCCTGGCATAATGGGATTTGTTTTTGTATGTCCTTTTTGGCAGATGCCGCTCCATGAGGTAGGGATACCATAGGCCACCCCGCCATAGCTTCATAACAGCTCGCAGCATCTAATTCACCTTCAGTAATAACAATACGTTTACCAGTACTAGGGAAACGATGCTGACCGAAAAAGGTATCAGTGGAAACTCCTTCATATCTAAAGTCCTTCTTCTTTGTTTTGGTTTTAACACCTTTTAATACACCTGATTCATCATAGTATGGGAATTTCAAGACATCCCCGTCCCTATAAATCTTGAAAAACTCATTAGTCTTCTCAGATATATTCCTTTTATGCAACCGTTCGGCTGATCCTGTAAGGTGTACAGTTTGTGTCATTCTTTGACTGTGAATAACGTCATTGTCGCCTGTTCTATTGTGACAGACAAAACAGTATGTGTGCCCATCCGAATACAAAGAGTTTGCATCAGATGAGCCACAATTCTCGCAAGGTATGTGCCTAACGAATTCATTTTCAGTCATTAAATTGAGCAAAGTAACTTTTACGTTGTTGATCGATTAATGACAATTCATCATAAATAGGTACAAACTCACCGTCTATCCATTCACCATTATATCCAGGCTCTTTTGCACCAGGAGTAATAGCATGATTATTTGTGATGGTTACGGTTTCTGTTCTAATTTCCATTAGATTAACCATTCGAGTGGTATATTATGAAACGCACACCAAGGGATTTCATGTTTTTCACACCACTTGGCATACGTAGTTTTACTACCTTTAGTTATCTTGTTGAATGGTGACTGAAACACCATCCTTAAATCTAATTCCGGGTTGTCCCTCTTAACAGCTGCAATCTTCCGTCTGTCTGCCGCATCCCAGTATCCTTTTGTTTCAAGGTGTACGTGATTTGGCAGAATAAAATCAGGATGGTAATGATGCTGAATGGTATAAGGAATCTTACATGATTCGTACTCATAAGTAACGCCTAATCCTTCTAGTAATTTTGCAACTTGTTCTTCAAGACCTGATCTAAATTTAGAAGTCTTCTTCTTCTTCTTCATCCTTAATTGTCGGTGTTACATTTGGATCATGTGCTTTGAACCCTGATGTAGTACCAAACAGTTCAGCTACTTCATTAGCATCCAAATCACCTGTATCTACACCTGCTTCACCTTTTACTGAAACAACCTGTACACCAACAAGCTTAAGAGAACTGCCATAGGTAACTCCATCTCTGAGGATATATGGCTTCTGATAGAAACCAAGTTTAACTGTAGACCCTGCGTATAATGGTGTCTTTGCATCTGTTACTGGTACCCCTTCTGTGTCTACTACAGGTGGTCTCTTCTCTTCATTCCAAGAGAACTTCAATTTATATTGTCCGTCTGATACTTCCTCCCAAGGTTCTGGCTTGAGTGTGGATCTCTTAGGGTTCTTGAGTTTTGACTCAGCCCATTTTAATACATCAGCTCTTTCAGTCTCTAGCTTGTCGATAGTCTTATCATCAACTATAGCTGAAAGAGAATAACCAAACTTACTAGGCGCTAGTATAGCTTGAAAACCTTCTAAAGTTACAGGTTTAGCAGTTGTGTGTATAGTTCTAGCCATTGTCGGTAGCCTCCTCTGCAGGTGCCAACTCCTTAGCTAGTGTTTGACGATACTCTCTCAATTCAGAAAGTTTATCATCAACAGCTTTAAGTCTTTTCATCTTTGCTTCCCTTTCAGCAGCTTGTAATCTCTCTTCAGAGACAACAACAATAGTAGGTGGTGCAAAGAAGCTATCAAATAGTGAATACATTAACAGAAAAAATAAGTGGAGTCAATCACGGATTCCGGTTCAAGGTCTCCTATGATCGGTGGTTCTGACTCAGCTCCAATTTGACGAGCAAAGTCGGTTAAGTAATCATTCTCAGCGAATAGATGCATGTATGTTTCCCTGACAATAGTTGACAGTTCATCCATATCTGTTGCTCTACATAATACTGAGTCATGAATTAAGGCAATTGGGTTATTAAAACGAATGATACCAAGATGTAATAGGCTGGCATCTAGACTGTGAATAAGATTAGGTGCAGTAGCAGCCTTATGTCTGGCTCTATCTACCTCATTCTTATCAGCTGTAGCTACTCTAAGTTGACAACGACCTAGAAGTTGTAGATCAAAGACCTCAACCTTCTTCTTCATTATCCTTTGGTTAACTACAAATCCAGATGGTGTAATCCATTCTAATTCTTTTACACCTCGTTTAATAGCTTTAGCTACTTCATCTTCAATCCATCTCATAACCTTCATTGGACCTGGTACTATGAGATTCATAGCATCTCTAACTGCTTGTACAGTTTGAGTTAGATCTTCTTTCTCTATCTCTACATTCTTTTCAGCTAAAGCTTCTTTAATGTAGGATCGATTGGAATAAGGTTTAGCGTTATAAGGTATAGTCATAACAGTGCGTTTGACTACTTTCCTATCCATTACTTTTTGTATGTGAATAGGACAATTGTTCTTTGCCTTATCCGCTACCACCTTATATGCGTCTTGTGGTCTATCAGCAGGCAACACATTGACGAGTTGTGCTGTCTTTTTATCTCTCGCTAAACCTGCGAGGATCTGAAGACCACTACATGTCGCATCAGTAGCGATCATGCTACCTGTAGTCTTACGTTCCGAGATAAGTACTACATTGTAGTATTCCTCACATGCTGCAAGGAATTGCCACGGTTCTTCCGCTGCCTCCCAGTCACCAATGTAATCGATCGGATTAGTGGCTACTCTGGTAATCAACGG